GGGGATTGTGTAACCACAATGTGTTATGCACGACACTGGCTCCGTAGAGACAATGGCGGGCATGCCCTGCGCTACCCTACGCAAAAGGGACTGGGTCAATAGCGGCGTGGGTTGCCACGACACTACTGAGAGCCAGATTTACTCGGGATTGCGTAACCACAATGTGTTATGCACGACACTGGCTCCGTAGAGACAATGGCGGGCATGCCCTGCGCTACCCTACGCAAAAGGGACTGGGTCAATAGCGGCGTGGGTTGCCACGACACTACTGAGAGCCAGATTTGTTTGCCAACCTACTGTAGACACTAGGTGCACTGGATGCTTGCGGCGCGAGTCCTTTAACCATAAGTTTTCCCGTTATCACGTGACCTGATTCACATCATGGGCAGCTGGATGTGCACTAATTCGCTGTGCCACCACCTTGACCTCTAGGTTCATACCTGCCTATTCGTTTGTGACCTGGCCCTATGCCTGACCAATGCCCTGCTGAATTGCGAACGAATATAGGCTCACCATCACCCACAACCATGGCATGTGCTCGCTCTGACTCCCCACCTATCACGCCTAAGGCATATGGGCCGAATCGTTGCAATGCTGCCGCCATTTGGTCGGCTGTGAAATTGTTGTCCTCTATTGGCACACCGCTGTCCTCGGAACGTTGCCTTTCTGCTGGAGTTAGTGATGCTTTGAGCGCGGTCAGTACCTCATCTCTAGTCGGGGCCTGACTCCCGTGTATCTCATGATGCGCACGCAGTGACTGGTGTAGTGCATTGGCGCCACACTCCAATCGCATACCAGACGTTGGTTGCTCTGCCCAACCCCGCTCAATTACCTGTTCCACCGCATCATGCAACTGGTCTGGGATTTCGTCTATCAGTACTTCCGGGGCCTCATCCAGCTCGGCCGCTGCATCTATTGACCGGTTGGCGCGCCTGGTGGTGGTTGAAGCGAGAGGACCGCGCTGCTCCAGGACCGCTGATACCCAGTCTTTCGCGTCTGCATTCGCTGGCTGCTCTGCCATCCTGTCCTGATGGACTAACTCGTCAGAACGCACTGTGTTGTCAGTATGTACCTCGGGTGCTGTGGGCTGGAAAGCGAAGTTAGTCTTCGCCAACCTACGCAGAACAGTAGTACCGCCAAAGCAGACTATTCCCATCTTGACGCGTGCACCTGCGTACATCGGACAATCATCGTCAAGCGCCTCGTCTGGGTCCGCCACTTTTGCCATGGCTGCTCTAGTCCCAGACTCGCAACCCAGCCCATCGAGTAACATTGCGCTGAGCAACAACCAACGCGATGCATCATCACTTGCTTGGCTGGCAGTGAGCACATCATCAGTGCACTGTCCTGCACCACGACTAGGGACTTCAAATGGCTGTGTAGCATCTTCAAGCAACGAACCTGCTACCACAATGCCCAAACACATGGCGTGAAGAACACCCTCTTTACTGTAAAGATAGCGCACATTACGCCGTACGTATGCGTCTGCCACAAAGAAGTTGCTCAACCATTCATTCACACGAAGACTGTCGGCCGCGTCTTTGAGTAGGCGTGCTCGTGGCTCGAGGTATGGGTACATGTTCGGTGTGTCATACAAGCCCATCTTTCTAACTGCGGAATGCAGAGTGTGGCCTAATGCCGAGTCGATTCCTTCACCAATCAACATAGCAAGGGCAACCAACTCCCTGCCGCCCAGCTCATGGCATCTATAGTTCGCCCTCACCATTTGCTTCTGATGGGTCTGCTGATGAAGACGAGTGACGCCTAAGCTAAGGGAGAGCTTGTTGGCTGGGTTTACTGAACCATACATGTGCAACGCCATTCGCAATGCCTCACCGCACTCAAGTACTACACCATACTTCTCAGCAAAGGCAACGATGCATCTGGAAGTACCAGCCGGGTCCCGTAGGTCCACTTCACGCGCAACTGGCAGTACACCACCGTAGAAAGTCAGATCAATTGGTTCCCAGATGTATCTCGCCGCTCTGTCAGACAAGCCGTCACCCTGGCTTAGCCCACATGCGTAGCACAATAATGCTCGAGCTGTATCATCGAGCGAATTCACATGCACACGCACACCAGTCAAACGCTTCGCGTACTCACACTCCTCCTCAAGTGTCAAGTTAGTTGGCAACTGCTGCCTTACCTGGGTGTTATCAACACGAACACTCACATCTGCACCTGCGAGCACATCAAGATGCAGTAGCCACATACGAAGTAGAACTTGACGTAAGTTCGGTCCTGAACGCAGCAATGCCAAATGGTGGGTTTCATTAGCGAGGCCAAGCGTGACCCGCGAATTTGAATGCCCAGCATACAGGCGCAATGATTCCAAAGCTTCAAGCTGGCTAGTCATGCATGTCGCGACGCCCTCACCCTCGTCTAAGACGTACACGCGCTGATTCTTCTTAACCGGCCGGTAATCAAATGAGCTGTTCCTGTAGTCCGCTGAGCTGGGAGCGTAACCAACACGTTCGACCAGATACTTGACCACCAGCCTCTCAGTCCCTGCATCACCCACCTGCTGCAATAAACTCCACAATGAGTCGCCTAGCAGCTCTTGTGCTGCTGGTCGTTTTTCCGCGTCCGTGCGCATAGCGTCGAATGTCCCACCGCTAGACTCCAACTTAGTTCCCACCCTCTTAGGGACGAATTCTTCATTAATTCCAAGATTTGGGTCAATGCCCAGCACAGACATGATATCACGAGGCATGGTGAAATGTATTTGACGTGACTTGATCTACGTCAGATAGTATCACCGTGGCTGTAAATGATGCGTGTGCGAAAGTAAATAGTTTCGGAGGTGCGTATTTGAGTTAGTAATTGTTGTGCCCGCCGGCAGCCACACTGACACTATGAGTATCACTGTACCAACCTTAGGCTTTTACTCTTTTTTGCG